ACAATTAAGATTAAGAGGAGATATAAACTTAGAAATAAATGGTAATGATACAGACACTAATGTTAGTTTAGGTGCATTATCCAATGAAGCAGGATTTACTGAACCTGATACAATGTCTGAGTTTTATGGCTATGCTAATGTTACTGCACCTACTGTTAGTGTTACTAATTCAAATGTTACTACATCATCAATAAGAATAATTGGTACATTAACTAATAATGGTAATGAAAGTATCTCAACTAGTAATATGAGAATATATTTTGGTACTAATTCAAGTCATTTATCTAATCCACAATATACTGTAACATTAAATAGTGGTACAAGTGGTGCAAGTGGATCAACATATAGAAGGGATTTTAGTGGGTTATCAGCAGGTACTACATATTATTATGCTTTTAAAGCAACTAACTCAGTAGCAACAGCTACAGCAACTGGTGCAAGAACATTACCTTTACCTGTTAATGGTGCATCAGTAGGTAGTATTTATTGTGGTGCAGATTGTGGAACTCAAGTATCTAATTCATATTCTAATGCATATACTTTATATTTTGGTGGATCAGCAACTTATAATCATGGAAATGCATCAACATCAACTGTTAAAGTTCAAGGTTATAATGGAACTAATTATAATAATTATCAAAACAATTTTTCATCAACACAAAGTTTTAATATTGGTACAAGATATTGGACTTTTGGACCTTGTTATTGTGGAGCAGCAACAGTTTATTGGTATGTTACTGCTAGTGGGTATCAAAGTAATTTAGGAGAATGGTGTGAGATTTGTGTTAGTTTAGCAGCATCTCATTGTGCATGTTAATAAAATAAAATAAAATGGCAGAACTAGATATAGAAGAAATTAAAAAAAAGAAATTCAATATAAGTGTTGAGAATCTTGTAACAATAGGAATGGTTGTTGTAACTGTTACTGGAATGTGGTACAGTTTACAAGCTGATATAGAAGAAGCTAAACAATTACCTGAACCTGAGGTATCTAGAACTGAATATGATTTAAAAGACCAATTAATTAGAGAAACAATCATTAGTACTCAACAAAAAGTAGAGGAGAATGGTGAAAAGCTAAAAGACATAGATGAGAAGTTGTATGAAATAATAAGAAACAGATGAGAAATATAATATTAGCTTTATTGTTTACTGCATTTAGTTATGGTCAAAATGTAACTACAATTCATTTTAATTATAAATGGAATGATAATAATAGTTTAAAAGGATTAGATAGGCTTAGACATACAGATGTGAGCTATGCTAATGTAGAAGATCAAAAAGAAAGTTTACAAAAATCAATAAAATCTGTTCCAACAATAGTTATATATAAAGGACAAACTCCTGTAGCTAAATTTGAAGCAGGTTTATCAATGAGAATAACAGTTAGTTTGGATAGTATTCAAAGAGTAATTGATAAATACAATGATCAATAGTTTTGAGCCTACAATACTTGGAATGGTAGCATTATTTATTAGTGTTGCAGAAGTTAATTCTGTACTTCAATCTATACTATTATTGCTAACTATAATTTATACAGGATATAAAATTTTAGAAATAATCAAGAAAAACAAATAATATGGTAAGAATATTAAGATACTTAGCAAACAAATTAGAAAACTTTAACAACAAAGTAGCAGCTGCTTGGAATAAGTGGTTAAGTAAAATAAAAATGTAAATAAATGAAATTAAGTAAGAATTTATCTTTAGCTGAAGTAGTAAGATCAGAAACAGCAAAGAGATTAGGCATAGATAATAATCCTACAAAAGAACATTTAGAAAACTTAAAGACAATTGCAGAAAAGGTATTCCAACCTATAAGGGACCATTTTGGGTGTCCTATTCATATATCTAGTGGATATAGATCAGAAGCTTTAAATATAGCTTTAAAATATTCTAGCAAAACAAGCTTACACATGCAAGGATGTGCATTAGATATAGATATGGATTTTACTAATGTGTCTAATAAGGAAATATTTGATTATATAAAAGACAATTTAGAATTTGATACTTTGATATGGGAATTCTGCAATGAAGATGATACACCTAGATGGGTCCATGTAAGTTATAGGGAAGGTAAAAATAGAAATCAAGTTCTTGAAGCTTACAAAGAAGAAGTAACAGGTTTAACTAAATATAAAATGTATGAGCCAAGAGAAAACAAAAAAGAAACTAAAGGACACAAAAGTAGGAAAGTTTCTTCTAGGGAAAACAGGAGTACTGAACAATCTACTTGATATAGCCCCAGATAATGGAATTTTAGGGGTTGTAAAGGGCTTAATACAAAAAGATGATACTTTACCACCTTTAGATAAAGAAGAGGCCTTAAAATTGCTTGAATTAGATATGGCAGAAATGGAAGCTGTAACTAGAAGGTGGGAGGCTGATGCTCAAAGTGGATCATGGCTTAGTCAAAATGTAAGACCTATGTCCTTAATATTTATGTTATTAGCATATACTTTAGGATTTTTCTTAGATTACAACTTAGAAACAATAAATCAATTATTACTTTTAATGGTAGGGGCCTATTTTGGTGGGAGATCATTTGAAAAAACTAGGAAGTAATGTCAAAAGAATTAGAAAAAAACAAATGTCAATGTGGTAAAACCAAAGATAGAAATGGTTACTGTGATGGAAGTCACAAAAAAACTAAACAAATCTTTGATATGAATAACTTACCATTTCCATATCTGTAATATACAGATAATTATTATATATTTATAACAGTTATAATACAGTTATAATTTATAGTATTTTATAATAAACTGTAATAAATTATTATAATAAAATTTCCCTTTTTAATATTTGTTGTAACTTAGAAGTATGGCAAAGAAACCTAGCAGAAAAACTTGGATCAAAAAACTAGATACTATATTTTCCCAATATATAAGACAAAGAGATGCTGATAAAAAGGGTTATTGTACTTGTTGCACTTGTGGTAAGAAGTTAAAAATCAAGGAAATACACTGTGGCCACTTTATGTCTAGAAGGCATTATTCAACAAGATGGGATGAAGAAAACTGTGCTGCTCAGTGCAGTGGCTGCAATACTTTTAATCAGGGAGAGCAATATAAGTTTGCACTTTATCTTAATAATAAATATGGTGGAGATAAAGCAACTGAACTTCTTATAAAATCAAGGGAATCTTGTAAGTTATCAATAGTTGATTTAGAAGAAAAATATTTACATTTTAAAAATTTATTAACAAAAGCTTGATTATTATATATTATAGTGTATATTTGTATTAGAAATTCACTTAATAATATGTTTTTTTTCAATCTTATAAAAGGAATTGCCAACAATAATAAGGCAAATAAAAAAAACCAATCCACTGATATTTCAGAAAAATTGGAACTTCTAGGTAAAATTAGGAGCCTTGAAAGTAGAGTCTATGATCTTGAAAGAGAAATAAAACTTTATGATACAAGAGAAGAAAAACCAAAAGAAATGTTTAACTTAAATTATGATGGTACCCATGAGTATTAAAACAAGTACAATCAAATCCATTACACCAGCAGGAAATTGGTCTAATGGAAAACAAACTTTTAATAAGTTTAATGTAACCCTAGCAAATGGTGATTCACCAGATTTTTCTGCTATTGGGGATTTCAAAAAAAGTGTAGGAGATGTTATCTATTATACTTTAGATGAAAAGAAGAACTATGCTAAATTGCAACAAAAACCACCTGATAATGATTCAGATATGACACAGCAACAATCAATTGCTAGATCAGTTGGTGTAAACAATGCAATTCAGTTAGTATCTACTGATGTATGGCAAAATGCTGACATTGAAACAAAGAGACAAATTTTAACAGATGTTAAAGATGTTTCTATATATTTATATAAAACACTAATAACTAAACCAGAGTAATATGGCAGATACAACAAAACCTTCATTTGTTCAAGGAGTATATTTGGAAGAAAGCCCTAAGGACTTTGTTGTGGTTAAGATGAGATTAAATTCTGATAGATTTAAAGAATTTTTAGATAATCCACATGTGACTGAATTCACTAAAAAGAATAATGGTTACTTAACTATGGATGTTTTAAAAAGTAGAAATGGAAAACTATATATTCCTTTTAATGAATTTCTACCAGAAAAAAAAGTTACTACTGTTGACCATAACCCAGATAGGGAACTTGATGAAGTACCCTTTTAATATTTAATAATTATGATACTAGATATTCAATCTCAACTTGATATTATCCATAAAATTAGAAAAGGAGAAATCAAAGAAGGTTTAGGATTGAATGTAAAGAGTTTTGACCAGCATTTTAGATTTAAAGAGGAATTTGGAATATTTCTTGGACACTCTAATGTTGGTAAAACTCATCTAGTATTATACCTTATGTTTCTATATTCTTATAGACATAAATTAAGATGGCTTGTATATTCAAGTGAAAATGAGCCATATAGCTTAGTAAAGAAATTAATAGAGTTTAAAGAGGGCCAACCTATCAACAAGATTGATGAGGATAAGTTGAAAGAAAGCAGTAGATGGGTTGACCTTCACTTTAAATTTATAGGTATAGATGAGCTTCAAACCTATAAAACCTTAATAGAAATAGGAACTGAAATAAAGAAGGGTTGGAACTATCATGGTTTTTTAATTGACCCTTACAACTCTTTAGAAAAAGAAAGAGAATTGTTTAGATCTGTTGGATCACATGAATATGATTATACTGTTTGTTCAGAGTTTAGACAATTTACACACAAAAATAAAGTTGCATTATGGTTAACTACCCATGCTGTAACTGAAGCTTTAAGATTAGTTCACCCAACAAATCATGAGTATGCAGGATTTCCAATTGCCCCTAGAATGAGTCATACAGAAGGAGGGGGTAAGTTCTCTAACAGATCAAACTTTTTCTGCACTATCCACAGGTATGTACAACACCCTATGGATTGGATGGTTTCAGAACTTCATGTTCTTAAAATAAAAAACACTGATACTGGTGGTATGCCAACAACTTTATTATCACCAATTAAAATGAGATCTTTAATTAATAATGTAGGATATAGTATAGAAGGAAAATGCATGAAAGAGATAATAGATGAACATACTAGAGAAAGCATACAAAAAACATAAAACTTGGATTGCAATAGTAAAATCATTTGGATTAGATGAATACCATGCAGAAGATATAGTTCAAGAGATGTATTTGAAAGTCCATGAAATGACAGAAAAAGGTAAAGACCTAAGTTATAATGAAGAAGAAATAAATTACTATTATGTATTTAAAATATTATATACTATGTTTTTACAAATGAAAAAGAAACAAAATAAATTTACTTATGGAGAAGATGATTTACTTTATAATGTTCAAGACAGTGAGAAAGTACATTTTGAATCAATGGAGAGAAAGTTTAATGAGGAGTTTAAAAAACTTCATTGGTATGATCAAAGGGTTTTTGAAATTGTAACAAATGGAACTAAGATAGCAGAACTATCAAGGAAGACACAAATTACTTATATAAGTTTATATAATACATATACTAAAGTAAAAGCATTATTAAAAAAGAAGTTAGATTTATGAAGTTATCAAAAGGAATAAAAAGATATTTTCTAAATGGATATAGAATGGCAAGTGGAAATAAAAGAAAAAAACCTATGAAGCTAGGAGACTTTACAGAAAAAGTAATTAGCTTAATAACATTAGGACAAGGAAAAAGAATAGCCAAGTTTGTAGCTAAGTTATTTGGTTACAAAGACTGTGGCTGTGACAAAAGAAAAGATAAATTAAACAAATATATATTTACTAAAGATGGCATTAAAAAGTTATAAAAGAATGTTAGAGCAACAATTTAATGAAGAGGATTATTTAGAATTCCAAGAATTTCAAACTAAAATGAAATCTGGAATTAATGATGAAGATTTGAAAGTAATTTATAGATTACACTCAAAATATTTTAGTCATAATTATATTGAGCCATGTGGATGTGGTGGGGCAAAAAAGATGGATACAATTAACAAATGGATGGGGGATCTGGAGAAGATATTTGAAAATGGATTGGAGACCAAAAGCATATAGTAACACTGGTAATTGGAAAAAAGGAAAAGAATCTGAAGACAAGTTTTATAATTTTATGAATAGAATAGGGTTAGGATGTACAAAGTCAACTTTCACTGAAGACAAGGACCAACATATAGATTTCTTTATTGGGGATAATACCCCTGTTGATCTAAAAGGTAACAAACACACTGAACACCTATGGATAGAAAAGAAAAATGTATGGGGAACTAAAGGATCAATCTATGGGAATTATAAGTATCTTGTAGTTGAATATAGTGATATTAGTACTTATGTATTTTATAGAAGATCAGAACTGGCAAGTTATATTGAACAATTTACTGATATTTGTGAAAATAAAAGTGATTACTATTGTCTATATACAAGAGAAGGTAATAAAGATGAAGTAATTAAAGTTAAAGAAGTAGATATTAGAGAATATGAAGAATTTAGAATTCAATATTGAAAAACATAGAGTAGATTGGGATAGGGAATTAGTAGGTAAGAAACTAAACAACCTTAAAGAGCTACAATACTTGACTAATAGTGAAGTTGTAAATAATATATTATTAGAATGGCAAAAAAAGCAACCTAATAATAGTAAGTTAGAAACTTTAATAAATGCAATATTGCAAATACATTTTTATTGTCATGATCTTAAAAATGAAAATGACTTATTAAAGTTAAGTTATGAAGAAAATTTAAATGATAAATTAAGAGCAATTGAAAGGGCTAGAAGAGCTGAATCCAAATTACAATCAAAAGAAGATTGAATTAGGGGTTGAAGTAGAATTTAATGAGTTTACAATATATAGGGGTGCTGAACTAGATATTGAAAATATGTTTATAGATCAAATAAATGCTATATTTATGAAGTATGATGCAATACCAAATATGTATGAAGAAATATTAGTTACTTTTCAAAACATGGAATTGCTAGGAAGAATAGATGGGAAATTTTATCATTATCATAATGGCACATTATTTATAAATTTAACATTAACACTTCAAGAATGAATATAACACTACTAGATGGTCAAACTTATGATGTAGGGGACCTAAAAGAAAAAGCTAAAGATGATACTTTCTATTATGATTTTTTAGGTAAGTATGCCTTTAGTTCAACATCAATCAAATACCTACTTAAATCACCAAAGACATATAAGTATATTATAGAATATGGATCAGAAGAAACCCAAGCACTTAGGGATGGTTGGTTACTTCATGCTTGTATCTTAGAGCCAGATGTATTCAATAGCCAAATATATGTAAATGTACAAAGTAAGAATACAAAGAAATATAATGAGGCCAAGGCAAAGTATGGTAAAGTGTTCACTATTAAAGAAAAGAATGATGCAGAAAGATTAGCAGATGCTTTACTTAGAAATGAAATGGTCCTACAAAAATTAAACAATGCAGAGTTTGAGGTCCCAGCTATTGGGGAAATTATGGGGTTTCCTTTTAGAGCCAAGGCAGACATATTAGGAGTGAATGGATTGTATGACTTGAAGAGTACAATTTCCTTAGAAGGCTGGGAATACTCTGCTAAAAAATATGGTTATGACATACAATGTTTTATATACTGTGAACTTTTTAAGGTCAAACCAGAAGATATGGGCTTTGTTATAATAGACAAAGGATCATTAGACATTGGTTGGGCTCCTGCCAATAAATCTTTTTATGAAAGGGGTAAATTTAAAGTAAGGGCAGCTTTAGATAAATATGAAGAGTGGCTTATGCAAGATGCTGACTTAGATCAATATTATATACATATAGAATTATGAAAGCAACTAAAAAAGAGATCAACATGCCAGTTGACAAAGAATTTCAAAAAGCAATTAAAAAGAATTGGTGGTTATATTTTCCATTTACATTTTGGCTGATCATGTTTACCAATTTTATATTTTTCATTTTAACAGGTAGTGTTGGCTAATATAAATCTACATAATAAAGATTGCCTTGTAGCTATGAAAGCTATGAAGGATAAAGAATTTGATTTAGCTATTTGTGATCCACCCTATGGAATACAAGCAGACAAGAAACAAAATGATGCAGCCCTAAGAAGATTAAAAGCAAAGGGTAAAAGTAAAGCTGGTAGGGGTTATAAATTATATAAAGACACTGACTGGGATCAAGAGGCCCCAACTCAAGAATATTTTGATGAACTATTTAGGGTTAGTAGAAAACAAATAATTTGGGGTGGAAATTATTTTCCATACTTATGGGGATATAGCAATAGTTTTATAGTTTGGAATAAGCAACAAAGAGAGTTTAGTTTGGCTGATGGAGAATTAGCATGGTATAGTAAAACAAATAAAGCAATGAGAATATTTGATATGTCAAGAGGTGCTGCTTTGTCTGATGGTCAAAACAATGGGGGGAGATTCCATCCAACCCAAAAGCCAGTAAAACTTTATAGATGGTTATTAAAAAGATATGCTAAAGAAGGTTATAGAATACTAGATACACATTTAGGATCTGGAACTATTGCAATTGCCTGTCATATTGAAGGATATGATCTAGAAGGTTTTGAAATAGATAAAGATTATTTTGATGGTGCCTTAAAAAGATATAACTTGTTAAAAAATCAATTAACCCTTTTATGAGTAGAAAAGATTATCCAGTATGGACAGGTGTATTAGATTATTTCCCAGATGCTTTAATGGAAGTATCTAAAATAAGTAGGATAGGAAATGAACAACACCATAAAAATAAACCTTTACATTGGGATAAAACAAAAAGTACTGATCACTTAGATGCTTTGACAAGACACTTACTTAAAGCTAAGGAGATTGATGAAGATGGATGTTTGCATTTAGCTAAAGTAGCTTGGAGGGGATTAGCAGCCTTACAGGACTATTTAGATAAACAAAATGCCAAAGATTAAAAAAAGCTATATATATTCAATACAAGATTCCTTATTTGGCCATAGGGACATAATAGGTTTTGGTACAGATGACTTTAATATAAAAGTTATAGATAGAAACCTAGCTAATGATATAATTAAAAAGAATCATTATAGTAAGAAGTTTTATAATGCTACTTACATACATTTAGGGGTATATGAAAAAGATAATATGGTAGGGGTATTGCAATATGGATATGCTATGAATCCAGCTAGTTGTTCTAGTGTTGTTGAAGGAACTGAAATGGATCAATACTTAGAATTGAACAGGATGTGGTTAAGTGATGAAATAGAAACAAAATACCCAGAAAGTAGGGCAATAAGCTATTCAATAAAATATATAAGAAGACAATATCCAAAAGTTAAATGGATACAATCTTTTGCAGATGAGAGATGTGGTGGATTTGGTATAGTATATCAAGCTTGTACCTTTTCATATTATGGAGAACATAAAAGTGACTTTTGGGAATTAGAAGGTCAAGTATATCATAATATTCAAATGACTGTTTCAAAGGATTCAAAAAGATATGCAGGTGAAGCAAAGTACTTGCAGGAAAATAAAGATAGGGCCAAAAGGTTAAACCTAAGACAATTTAGGTATATTAAATTCTTGGACCAAAGGGAAAAGAAGAAGTGCCTTTTAAAAGAACAACCCTATCCTAAACATTATAACTAAAATAAACTATTATGAGAACAAAAAGTAGGATTAGAAACCTAATAAATGAAATAGAATCCCTATCAGACCTAGAAGTATTTAGACCAACTAGAGAAAGGGGAATAGTAGAAGTAAGATCATTGCTTTTCACTGTATTAAAAAAGTATTATAGATTTACACTAAGGGAGATGATAGAGCTTTGTGCTGAAAATCATTTCTTTATAACACATGCTAGTATTATACATAGTTTAAAATCTTTTGATATATATGCAAAATATAATACTAACTTATTACAATGGCTTCATGTATTAGCTTTAGATTTAGAAGAAGATGCAGCCCAAGAGAGAATAGATTTTATTAAACCTAAATTGAAGTATTTATCAGAAGATAATCTATTTAAGTTATCAACAATTGTTAAAGAAATGTATGAAGAAGATATTATACTTTTAGCAGAAAAAGAGAAAGAAGAAACTTTACAAACTTGACAAAAAATAACAAAAAGGAAAAATGGCAAAGGATAGGGATAAATTCTTAGAAGTATTTGCAAGTAAATTAGGGAATATTAGTAAAGCCTGTGAGGCTGCAAATATATCAAGGCAAACTTATTATGATTGGATGAAGGATCAAGAGTTTGCTAGTAAGATTGAAGAAGTAACAGAAGGTTTATTGGACTTTGCTGAACATCAATTATTAAGCAACATTAAAGAAGGCAAAACTGCTGAAATATTATTTTATCTAAAAACAAAAGGCAAGAAGAGGGGTTATATTGAAAGACAAGAGTTTGACACTGTAGGTGAGAAGATGTTTGAGGTTAAGATATTAAAGAATGAAGCAGATAAGGACTAATGTTGTATTTGAATACTTACAAAATTCTGAATCTAAAATAACAGCACTTCAAGGTGGGTCCAGATCTGGTAAGACATATAATGTTCTTATATGGATCATATTTAGTTATTGCCATAATAATACAGGTAAGGTTATTAGTATATGTAGAAAAACCCTTCCTAGTTTAAAAGCTTCAGTTCTAAGGGACTTTCTTGAGATACTAAGGAATAATGATCTATATAGTGAAATCTACCATAATAAAACATCTAATGAATATTGGCTTAATGGTAACCTAATAGAATTCTTCAGCTTAGACATGGGGTCTAGGGTTAGAGGGAGAAAAAGGGATATGCTTTTTGTAAATGAAGCAAATGAGATAGATTATGAATCATGGAACCAATTACTATTTAGAACAGATGGGTCTATAATAATTGACTACAATCCCCATGATCAGTTCCACTGGATATATGATAAAGTATTAGTTAGGCCAGATTGTTCTTTGCATATATCTACTTTTATGGACAATCCTTTTATATCTGATAACCTAAGAGAAGAAATACAAAGGTTAAAAGAAACTGATCCAGATTACTGGAGGGTATATGGATTAGGACTAAGGGGGAGAAATAGATCACTTGTATTTAAGTTTGAAATAGTTGATGAAATTCCAAGCACTGCTAGATTCCTTGCATTTGGATTAGATTTTGGATTTGCTTCAGATAGTTCTTCTTTATGTGCAACTTATATAGAAGGGGACAATATGTATTGCAAAGAGATGTTATATGAAACTGGTTTAACTAATCAAGATTTAGTAAGAAAGTTTGAGCAACTAGGATTAGATAAAAGAGATGAAATATTTGCAGATTCAAGTGAACCTAAATCAATAGAAGAAATATATAGAATGGGTTGGAATATAAAAGGTAAAAAGAAGTTTGAGATAAACTATGGTATTGATCTAATTAGAAGATATAAGCTTCATATTACAAAAGAAAGTACAAATGGGATTAAAGAACTAGAAAGCTATAAGTATATAGAAGATAAGAATGGTAATCCTACTAACAAGCCCCTAGATAAGAATAATCACTTTGCAGATAGCCTAAGATATAGTGTGGTCCATAAACTATCTTATCCTAATTATGGAAGATATGCAATAAAATAAAAAGGGGGCTGACTAGAGACCCCCTTTAAACAAACCAATTTAATTAATATGAAAAGAACATTAACTTGGATTATCTACTATTGCCATAAGTATTACAAAGGCTACAGTACCAATCCAAATCAATAAGGTTATTACCCATATTGGCAATTTGAAATATTTTTCTAAATCTTTTAAATCTTTCATATTAATCTAATAAATCTTCAATAGCATCTTGTTCATCCTTTACTTCAAAGGCCCTATCATGTATTAATTGGGCAGTATCATGCATACTTATAGGATTAAGTGTATCAGCTATAATTAAAGCAGCAAGTTGCTTTCTTTGAAATTCAGGTAATGCTTGAATTTGGTTGTATAATAATTTAAGTTCTTTATTCATAATAGTTTGTATTTGTTACAGCAAATATAATAGATTATTATAATACCACCAAATATTTTAATAAAAAGTTTTTAAAATCTTTATAATAAAGTATTATATAAGTATGGAAATAACAATTAATAGCCCTGAATCATTAAGGGAAATAACTTTAGGCCAATATCAAAAGTATCTTAAAATAATAGAAGCTAATGAAGATGAAACCTTTATTGCTCAAAAAATGATAGAGATATTTTGTGGAACAGAGTTAAAATATGTGATGAAGATGAAGTGGGCTGATGTTCTTAGTGTTACAACAGATCTAGCTAATATGTTTGAACAACAAGAAACATTAGTAAAGACCTTTACCCTAAACAACAAAGAATATGGTTTTATACCTAATCTAGATGAAATTAGCTTTGGTGAGTTTGTTGATCTAGATGTTTGTTTAAAAGATTGGCAAGAAATGCATCATGCTATGAATATCTTATATAGGCCAATTGATATTAAGGTTAGGGGCAGATATAATATAGAAGCTTATAAAGGTGAGATGAATGATACAATGAAAGATATGCCTTTAGATATAGCTTTAGGTGCAGTTTTTTTTTTATTGAATTTAGGCAAAGAGTTGAGTCAAGTTATGATGGATTATTTGCACAGGGGGATATTGAAGGAGGATTTTCAGCAGAAGCAGGGTTCAATGCAAAGTATGGATGGTATAGCAGCTTTTGGACAGCAGCTCAAGGAGATGTTACAAAATTTGAACATATCTCAGAACTTGGATTACATAAAATCCTAATGTATTTAGAATTTGTAAATGAAAAACAAACAATTGAAAATAATAAATTAAAAAGTAAATATGGCAGATGAAGGAATAAGGGGATATTATTTAGTAGTTGATGCAATTAAAAATGAACTATTATCAAACCCTAATATAGCAACTTGTACTTTTGGAGATATAACAGATATTGATTTAGATAAGCAATCAATATTTCCATTAGCCCACATTATTATTGATAATGTAGTAAATGCAGAAAAGTCATTGCAGTTTAGCTTTACAGTTCTAACAATGGAACAGCTAAATAGTAGCAAAGTATATGTTGAAGATTTATTTGAAGGAAATACAAATGTACATAACATATTAAACACCCAATTAGCTGTAAGCAATAGATTAATAAGTAGATTAAGAAGTGGTGAGTTATATGAAGATGGTTATCAATTAATAGGTAACCCAACTTGTGAACCCTTCTTTGATAGATTTGAAAATGTACTTGCAGGATGGTCCACTTCTTTTGTTGTTGAAATATTTAATGATATATATAATTGCTAATGGAATATAAACAAACAGTTAAGGTAATTAAGGACTTTGCTATTGAAGTAGTTAAACAAGCTAAGAAAAATGCAAGTAAACATAAAGCTAGTGGTAAACTACAAAGATCAATAGGTTATGACTATCAAGTAAATCCTAATTCCTTTAGCTTACAATTCTTTATGAATGACTATGGTGAATTTATTGATGCAGGGGTTGATGGTAAAGAGAAGAAGTATGGTAAGAGAAAATTTGATTTACCAACCTTTAGTTTTAAAAGCAAAATGCCACCAACTAAGAAACTAGATCAATGGACCATTAGGAAAAGAATAGCACCTAGGGATAAACAAGGAAGATTCCTTAACAGACAATCACTAACCTTTGCAATTGCTAGAAGTATATTTAAAAAAGGTTTTAAACCTTCTTATTTCTTTGCTAGTGCATTTGAACAAGCTTATTCTAAATTACCAAAAGAATTTTTACAAAAATATGAATTAGACATTGACAACTTTTTAAAATTTACAACAAAATAATGGCAACTTATTTAGCAAGATTAAGATCACCTTTTTTTATAGATCATACAACTAGTGTAACATCAGGATCAGCTGATTTAACAATTACTATTAATTCAGTAGATCAATATGTAATATCAAAAGACACTATAAGCAATAGAGCAACATTTGAAGTATCAGAATTAATAAGGGACTTCTTAAAACCTACATGGGATGGTGTATTTCCTTATTCAACAGCAACAACAAATAGTTTAGTTGTAACTGCATCTATACAAGTAGAATTCTACACAAACAATAAAAAGACAAGAGCAGCTAATACAGCAGCAGGTACACCTGACACACCAATAGGGGCTGAAACACAAAATCATACTTTATATGGTTTTGATGCATATAGTGAATTTAAAGAAGGGGCAAACAAACAATTAGTATCAGGTCAAATGCTACAAAGTGCAACTACTATGTATTTACCAGAAACAGGTGATGCATATATTCCAATTGAATCATCTAATGCAGTTTCTTATTTTACAGTTGCAGATACTGTAGCTGATGGTACTATTGTAAATCCAGTTGCAGGAATAGATGTTACAATTAGAAGAATATGTGAACCAGTTTTTAATATTATTAAAGTAATATTCATAAATAAATTTGGTGCATTACAAGAATTTCATTTTAATAAAAAGAATACAATAAGCTTTAATTCTACTCAACAAAATTATGAATCAATGCTTATTCAAGCTAATACCTATTCTGTAAACAAACATCAAAAGTATGTTTATAATAAACAAGGATCAGAATCAATACAATTAAATACAGGTTATATAGATCAAGCCCAATATGAAACAATTAAACAATTAATGTTATCAGAACAAGTATGGGCCATAGTAGATTCAACAATATACCCTGTTAATATTAATACAAATTCCCTTACTAAAAAAACAAAAATAAATGACAAACTTGTAAACTATACATTAGAAATGGAGTTTGCATTTGATGTGATTAATAGTGTTAGATAATGAGTAAATTTCAACTTTATATAGATAACCAAAAAGTAGATCAATTTCAAGATGAATCAGTTAGTTTAACTGAAACAATACAAGATATAAGGGATATATCAAAAGTGTTCACTGACTTTACTAAATCCTTTAACTTACCTGCAAGTGATGTTAATAATAAAATATTCAAACATTATTATAGATTCAACTTAGGACATGGTTATGCTTTTGATGCAAGAAAAAAGGTAAGTGCTAAAATAGAATTAAATACAATACCATATAGGGATGGAAAAATAAGATTAGAAGGTGTTGATTTAGAAAATGGTAAACCAAAATCATATAGGGTTACTTTTTTTGGAAACACAGTTAATCTAAAAGATGTTTTAGGAGATGATGAAATAAACTCCCTAACATGGCTATCTAACTTTAATACAATATATAGTGAAGCAAAAATTAAAGACATTTTAACTAGGTCTGAAGGTTTACAAGTAACAGTAGGAAGTGATACCTATGATGCAGCTTTAATAGTTCCTTTAATATCTAATACAGTTAGATTGTTTTATGATTCAACTATTGAGGTTCCTTATGAAAATGCTGATGGATCTGTTAACACAGAACTTGGGGGTAATCTATATCCTACTAATAAAAATTCAGAAACAACTAATGATGTTCATGGTGTTTACTTTGAAGATTTAACTTATGCTATCAAGCTTCATTTAATAGTTGAAGCAATACAGCAACAATATGAACAAATTGTATTTAGTGATGACTTCTTAGACCTAACCAATGGTCCAGATGCTTATAAAAACCTTTATATGCTATGTCAAAGAAAAGAAGGAAGACCTTTTGAAGATATGGGGGTAGGAGAAAAACTAATAACAGGATTTCCTACAACTGTAAACAATTATATAGCAGTAAACAATGAAGCAGTAAGAATATACAATCTAAACCCTAATCAACTTGTTACAGGTGCTTGGACTATAAATACTCAACAACCTTATCCAACTTTCACAGCAGTATTAAAGGAAGGAAGTGAAGAAATATTTAGAAAAGAATTTGCAGCAGGATCAAATACAACTGCAACTATAAATCAAATATTAACTAATTCATCAGAAGGTTATACCTTAACAATAGAAACACAAACTTCTTTTACAATAGCTAGTTTATCATTTGAAGGTGTAACACCTACTGGTAATCAACTAACATCACAAATTAATTCACAAATAGATATAACCAATGAAAAAGAATTTGTAGTACAAAATCATTTACCTAATTTAAAAATTATAGATTTTCTTACAGGTTTATTTAAGATGTTTAATTTAACTGCCTATGAACAAGATGGCATTATTCATGTTAAAACTTTAGAAAGCTTTTATTCTGCTGGATCAGTTAGGGATATTACAGAATTTGTTGATCCACAGACAATGCAAATAGATAAGGCTTTACCTTATGAAGAAATAGAGTTTAAATATAAAGATACTGAAGCAAAAATAGCAAAACAACATGAACAACTAAGTAGTAATACATGGGGTGCTATTAAGTATCAAGAAACAGGGGGACTTAACAGTAATGAAACTAAATTTGAAGTAATTGCACCTTTTGCACATTTAAAATATGAAAGATTCCCAAATACAGATATACAATGGGGCTGGATGGCTAATGAAAATGGTGAACCTTATTTTAAAGATGCAGTTGTATTTTTAAGTGAATATGTAACCCTTCCAAGTACTGATTACCTAAGATTCTTAGAGGGAACTTCAGGGGTAACAAGTATTTCAGATATTCAAGCTTATTGGATGCCTTCTAATACAGTAGAAAGAGATCCAACTGTAAGTAAAGAAAGTATCCATTTTAATTTAGAATTAAGTGAATGGACAAATAGTTCTGCTTTTACTGAAACCCTATTTGAACAATATTATAGGTTTTATATAGCTGGTATATTTAACAGTGCAAAAAGATTAACTAAAATAAAGGCTAGATTACCTAAGAAGTTTGTTATCAATTACACATTAGCAGACACACTTGTTATAAATGGGGATAAATATAAAATTAATAGTATAACTACAAATCTTCTAACAGGAGATAGTCAATTAGAATTACTAAATGACACAGTTGTTGATACAGGGGTAACACAAACTGACACAGGGGGTGGTGGTCAACCATCAAATAATCCTCAAACTAATGTTTTGACACTATATCAATGTGATTCACCAAATGCAACTTATGAATCAACACAAACATTAGCTACTTTAAATTTAGCTAACAATACAAGGGTACAAGATAGTTCTGGTAACACTTATAGGGTAACAGGTAATGCAGCACCTAATCAATATACTGCTATATCTGTAACTTCAACAGGATTAACTGGATGTCCATCTACTCCAACAACACCAACAACTTATTACTATGGGTTAACAAGATGTAGTGATAATGCAACTAACTTTAGAACATCAACAGATGTAGGTAATCCAACTTATGCAATTACTCAACAAGTATTTGATGGAAGTGTAAAATATATTATTAGAAATTCAAACACTGTTTCTACAGTTCCAAGTGTAACAATAACATCTACACCTAGTCCTGTTCAGTTAACTTGTGCTGGTAATACAACAACTAATTACTATCAATTAAATCCATGTTGTAGTGGTACCACACTTTATGGTTTTAGTGCTAGTAATTCTTTAAGTGGAACAGTAGTTTATCAAGGTCAATCTTATGTAATATCCCCCACTTCTACAAGTGGAACTATTGATATTGACTCTCTAAGTGCAGGATCATGTCAAACATATTATTATACACTTAATGATTGTTCAAACACTTCAACTATTGTGCATTATGCAAATAGTAACTGTTCAAATTTAGCTGGATCAGAATTAGAGTATAGTGGAACTTGTTATTATGTAGCAACAACTACAAATACATCTGGAACTATTGACTTAGATAATTTATCTAGTTGTTCATGTGGAGGAGGACCAGTAACACCTCCTGCAACAGAATATTATGTTTTAAGAGATTGTGATACAGCTACTTTAGTTGTAACAACTACAACTACTAATGATTTAACACTAACCACTAGTTCCACACCTTCTAATGCATCAAGGGTTCAAGATTCAAGTACAAGCAAATGTTATACTGCTAATGGTTTAACAACTGATCCAAGTCAATATACAACACAAATAGGTCAAGTAAGTGATTTAAATATTTTAGGCTGTCCTTCAACACCTTGTACCACAGTGCTTTATTATCATTTACAACAATGTGCAACAGGAAATACAGGTTATATAAGTGGTCAAACAACAAATCAAATAACATTAAACACCAATGATATGGTAGCTTCTGGATCAACAAGTGGTCCAAGGTATAAAGTTATAGGTACTACAAGTTCTGGAAGTTCAGTAGGAACTGTTTATTCAGTATCTGATACAGATTGTCCTACATATTATGAACTACAACAATGTTACACTTTACAAGGAAATTATAGAACAGATCAAAACATAAATGAAATTACTTTAAATGTAGGTGATAGGGTAGCTGATTCTTGTGGTCAACCTTATACTGTAGTAACAGTAGGTGTTCAAGGTGGAACTTATGCTAATGTAGGAACTGTTACAGATTTAGGTGCTAGTGGATGTCCAAGTTTAACAGGACCAGTTTATTCATTACAAAGATGTTCTGATAGTACTACAGGATACACATCATTACAACAAGCATCAGATGTAACAATAGCATTAAATGATACAGTAACAATTAGTGGTGGAGATAGGTATCAAGTAGTAGGTACTACAAGTAGTATTGTTAATCAAATAGGTGTTGTATGTCCTGATGGAGGTAATAACTGTATTACACCTGTAATTCCACCCCCACCACCACCTGCAACAATAAATTATGCTAGATTTATATCTTGTGATGATCCATTAGGAGCTGTTATTGCAGTTTACAGTTACTCACAAATAAGTACATGGTGGGTTATTAGTGAAGTAGGTCAATATGAATGTTATAGGTGGTTAGATACTAATCAAGGACTTAATCCTGTAGAGTTAAATAGTAGTAACTTTAATTTCTTTACAGAAGAATCAACAGCAGGTGGAAACTGTTTAGATTGTCAAGCACAGTCACCACCACCTCCTCCTCCACCCCCTCCTCCTGCACAAACTTGTTTTACTTTAACATTGTATAGAGCAACAAGTGCAATAGGATTATGTAGTGCAACACAAAGAACTGTTTATACAAATGGTGCATCTTTAGGGGCTTCAAGTGCAATATACTCAACAAGTGATTGTTCTGCTTATTTAACAAATGATCAATACTATTCTGATGATGGAGGGGTAACTTATTACTTTTGGGATTATAGTGCTTTAACCTTATCAGGTCCATTTACAAATAATTGTCCATAATGAAAGAAATAGAAAACTTTATAACATATCAAGAAGCTGATTACCTAATTAAAATGATAGATCAATATGCATCTAAGTCAATGGTTGTAGGATCAGGCAAAGATATGAATCAATATAGCCCATCTAGAACATCTTATACTTCTAATTTAATACATAATGATCCAACTGTTAAATCATTACATGAAAGAATAGCTAAATATCTAGGACAACCTATACAAAAGGGGGAATCATTACAAGGACAAAGATATGAAGTAGGGCAATACTTTAGATCACACACTGATTACTTTACTAAAGATAGTTATGAAAAGAATTGTTTATCAAGTGGGAATAGAACTTTTACTTTTATGTTATATCTAAATGACAATTTTGAAGGTGGTACTACTAAATTTCCAAATTTAAATAAAGAATTTCAACCAAAAGCTTGTAAAGCAGTTGTATGGAATAATTTACAACATGGATTGCCAAATGAATATATGCAACATAGTGGTGAACCTGTAACAAAAGGGACTAAATATATAATTACTTCATGGTGGAGGGAAAATATATGGAATGGTGGGGCTGATCAAAAGGAATATCAAGAAAAATTAAAAAGTAATCAATTAAGTATTATATAAATATATGCTAAAGAATATTATTGAATTATTACAAGTAGTAAATGGGGAAACTGAAAGAATAAAGTTTGCTCAAGGATCACACTTTCTACCATCTAATTGGAAGAATGGCTTTAAACTAGCAAAAAGAATAGCAGATTGGCAAAAAGATAACAAATGAAATCAACAAAATATACAATTGACATTGAGGTAAATAATAAAGAAGCTGATTTAGCCATACAAGGTACTGCAAAAGAAGTTAAAGAGTTAGATCAAGCCAATACAGATGCCTTAGATAATATAGATAATCTATCTGGTGGATTAATATCTAATTTCCAAAATGTTACAAAAGTAATTACAGGTTCAATAAAAGCTTTAAAAACTTTAAGAGGTGTCTTAATAGCAACAGGTATAGCTGGATTTGCTTTAGCAGTTGCTTCTGTATCTAAAGCTTTCACTAATTCAGAAGAAGGACAAAATAGATTTGCAAAACTTATGGGCCAGATTGCAGTTGTAACTGGTAATGTTTTTGATATATTAGAAAATCTAGGTAAGTCAATTCTAAATTTAGGCCAATCATTAAAGTTTTTAGTAAAGGGTGACCTTGGAAATGCAGCCTTAGCTTTTAAAGAAGTAAGAAATAATATTAGTGATGCAACTGATCAAGTAAAAAACTTTGGTGAAGAGACAAGAAAAGAGATTGCAATAGCAGGGGAACTTGCAGATCAAAGGGCAAAGGCAGATAAGATTGAAAGGCAGTTATTAGTTGATAGGGCAAAAGCTGATAGAGATAGGGCTGATTTATTAGAGAAAGCAGTTGATTTAGAAAACTATACAGTTCAAGAGAGGATTGGGTTCTTACAAGAAGCTAGTGCTTTAGAAGAAGAAATAACAAACAAAGAAATAAGGTTAGCTGAAATAAGATTAAATGCTAAAATAGAAGAAAATAAATTAAGTGGCTCAACAAAAGAAGATTTACAAGAAGAAGCAGAATTAAGAGCTCAACTTATAACATTAGAAACAACAAGGTTATCTAAACAAAAGGAAGTAACATCACAAATTATTACTTTAAAGAATGAAGAAAAAGCTGCTAATGAAGCTGCAAGTAAAGCAGCTCAAGATGAAATAGATAAACAAGAAGAGGCTTTAAGATCATTTGAAGAACAAGAATTAGAAGCCCTAGCAATTACAGAAGAATTAAAAACAGAATTAGCAGTTAAAAAGAGCAATGAAAGATATGATAAGTTAATTAAGTTAGCTAAAGAATTTGGTAAAGATACTTATGAACTTGAAACAGCTAGGATTATTGCAGAACAAGATATTAGAATAGGTGCTAGTGAAGATGAAGTAGATTTAGTAGAAGGAACAGAAAAAGCAAAGCATGATGTCCTTTTAAAATTTACTGCAATAGGTTTAGCATTAGCAACAGAAGGATCAAATGCAGGTAAAGCACTAGCAATAGCAAATGCCTTAATATCTACTTATGCAGGTGCTGCTCAAGTATTAGATGATAAAACCTTACCACTTATTGCAAAGATAGCAGGGGTTGCAACAGTCTTAACAACAGGTTTCACACAAATTAGGGCTATACAACAAACACAAATACCAGTGCTAAGTGTTGGTGGTGTAACAGGGGGAGCTGGATCAGCACCTGCCCCTCAAATACAACCTCCTTCTTTCAATGTAGTTGGTGCTAGTCCAATTAATCAATTAACAGAAGCAATAGCTGGTCAAACCAATCAACCAATTAGAGCTTATGTTGTTTCAAATGATGTAACAACCCAACAAAGTGTAGATAGGAATATAGTACAAACTGCTGGAATATAAAAAAATTAATAATTAAACAATTATAATAATATGAAGATTATAGAATTGATTTTAGATGAAGAACTAGAGTTCAATGGTGTTGATGCAATATCAATAGTTGAGAACCCAGCTATTCAAAGTAACTTTGTAGCCTTAAAGGACCAACAAGTTAGATTAGCAGAAGTAGATAATGAAAAAAGAATACTACTTGGGGCTATACTAATCCCTAACAAGCCAATACTTAGAAATGGAGATGAAGAAGATTATTATATATACTTTTCTAGGGAAACTGTTGAAAAAGCTAGTCAAATGTATTTAAAACAAGGTAATCAACATAATGCTAGTTTAGAACATCAATATAGTTTAAAGGGATTAACACTGGTTGAATCTTGGATAGTACAAGATGAAGTACATGATAAGAGTAGATTATATGACAATACTAAAGAAGTACCACTTGGAACTTGGATGGGTGCTATTAGGGTTGATAGTGATGAAGTTTGGCAAGATTATGTAAAGAATGGATCAGTTAGGGGATTTTCAATAGAAGGCTACTTTGCAGATAAAGCAGATAGGCCTAAAGAGAAGCTAAATGACTTCCTAAGCCAATTAGAAAACCTTGAAGCAGAGTTTATGCTGTCAGAGATAGAAACAGTTATCAATGAAGAAGAAGTATCCTTAGAAAGCTTTAATGACTATCCAGATAGTGTTGCTAATAATGCAAAAAGAGGTATTGAGTTAAATGAAAAAGTAAACAATAAATGTGCTACTGATGTTGGTAAGATAAGAGCTCAACAATTAGCACAAAAGAAAAATATAACAGTTGAAACTATAAAAAGAATGTATAGTTACTTATCTAGGGCAGAAGAACAATATAGGAAGAATGAGAATGATTCAGAAGCATGTGCTAATATATCCTACCTATTATGGGGAGGGTTAGCAGCTCTTGGATGGTCTAGAAACAAATTAAGACAATTAGGTGAACTAGAACTTGTAACAACACCTGTTAATGATGAATTCATAATAATAGATGATAGATTAGCATATTCTTCTGTTGATAAGGCAATTGAAATGGCAAGTAATATTGGATGTGAAGGTTATCATGTACATATTATTGAAGATAAAGAATGGTTTATGCCATGTGAACAACATCAACTAAAAGAACCATGTCAAACTGGTTATGAGATGTATGGGTTTAAAATAAAGAATGGTAAAAGGGTACCTAACTGTGTGCCAATAAAAAGTTAATATATGCCAAGTAAATACAAACATAAAAAGAAAAAGAAAAAGTAATGGCTAGAAAACTATTTGGAACTTCTAGTATTTTAAAAAAGAAAGTTAGAAGAAAAGGTGTTCATGCTAAAACTAAATCAAGTAAATTGAAATCTAGCAAATATTATGCTAAAGCTTATAGAGGTCAAGGAAGATGAGTAGAAATAGAAAAAGAAAAAACCCAGCACCTTCTTATACAAGTCCTATAAGATCACAAAAGGGGTGTTTATGTGATGACAATACTTATCATCCAGATTGTTGTGATGGTACACTATGGGGCCAAGGTATAGGTATAACTGAAGCAACAATAGAAGAAGATTTCATTTTACAAGAAAATAGTAGCTTTTTATTACAAGAAAATAATTATAAAATAAGACAGTAATGGCAAATAAGAAAATATCAGAATTAACAAGTGCAAGCACATTAACAGGATCAGAAGAATTTGCAGTGGTCCAAAGTGCTGCAACAAAAAAAACAACATTAACTACAATTCAAACTAAAATTGTAGATGCTGTTGCAAAAAACTATATAACACCAACAGGTTTAACTTGTAGTGCAACTAATGATGTTGATTTAAATGATTCTACTTATGAAAATGTAGAATTACTAAAACTAAGCTGGTCTGGTAGTACTGGTAGCATGAATTTAACTTTACCAGATGCTACATCTACAAACAATACTAACAGACTATTAAGAATTATAACAGATACCAGCTATTCTACATCAACTAGATCACACCTTACACCTAGGGCTGGTCAAACTTTAGATGGTTCTACTGATTACTATGAAATTAATAAAGAGTATGAAGGAATAACTGTTTGGAGTGATGGTACTGAATGGTTTATAATTCAGAAAAAAGCATAGAAAATATAAATTTTAACAGTAATATAATTATAAAAGTATGAAAGCAACTGATACATTAAGTAAAATTAAAAATTTACTAGGCATGGAGTTGTCAAGTGAAGCTAAGGAAGTAGAAGTTAATGCAGAAGAAGTTGTATTGGCTACTGCTAACCTTGAAAATGGAACAGTCATAGAGGCTGAAGAGTTTGCTTCTGGAAATGAGGTCTTTATTGTCACTGAAGATGAAAGAGTACCCATGCCAGTAGGAAGCTATACTCTTGAGGATGGCAGAACAGTTGAAATTAAAGAAGAAGGAATTATTGACAGTATTTCAGAAGCTACTGAAGAACCAGTTGCAGAAGAAGCTACTGAAGAAGAAGTAGAAGCATCTACTGAAGAAATTTCTGAAGATTTATCAACTGACTTTGCTACTAAAGAAGAGTTTGAAACATTAAAAACAATGATAGAAGATATTAAAACAAATCTATCAGAGGTTTTGGGAAAACAAAAGGATGAGATTGAGGCTTTAGAAACTCAACTGTCAGAAGAACCTGCAGCTGAACCTTTAAAGCATAGTCCTGAAAATCAATCAAAAAAAGATTTCTATCACATTGCATCAGGCAGAAGAGAAACATCTCTTGATAGGATCATGAGAAAATTAAGTTAAATTTAAAAATCAATAAAAATGAGTAAACCTACTTTTACTTCCAGTTATGCAGGAGAGTCAGCAAAAAAATATATCTCTGCAGCATTACTAGAAGGTACAACACTGGCTAATGGTGGAGTGACTATTATGCCAAATGTAAAGCACAAAAGTGTTATACAAAAAATTGATGCAGCTGATCTTATTGCCAATGCAACTTGTGATTTTACAGATGCAGGTACAGTTGCAGTTACTGAAAGAGTAATCACACTAGAAGAATTCCAAGTTAACATTAAATTCTGTACTAAGCAGTTTGTTGACACTTGGGAGGCTGCAGAGCTTGGTGCATCAACTTTTAAAGATCTCCCAAGTTCATTTAGTGACTATATTATTGGTCACTTTGCAGATCAAATTTCAGCAAGTGTAGAAAATTCAATATGGACAGGAACAAATTCTGTAGCAGGAAATATTGATGGTTTTGAAACTTTATGGGCTGCTGATACAAGTGTAGTTTCTGTAACAGGTACAACTGTAACAGCTTCTAATGTAATCACTGAGCTAGGTAAAATCCTAGATGCAGCACCTAACACTATTTATGGTAAAGATGATCTAACACTATATGTTGGTAGAGACATCATGAAAGCATATATTAGAGCTTTAGCTAATCAAGGTGGTGGTTATGAAAATAAAGTTAACATGTGGTATGATAAAGGTATGGCATTAACATTTGATGGTATTCCTTTATTCTTAGCAAATGGTTTAGCAGCAAACAGTGCAGCACTTGCACAAACTAGCAACCTGTACTATGGTACAAACTTACTATCTGATAACAATGAGATCAGATTAATTGACACTTCTGAAACATTAGGTGATCAAAATGCAAGATTTGTAGCTAGATTTGCTTATGGAATCCAGTATGGAATCCCAGCAGAGATTGTGTACTATACATAATAGTAAGTTAATAATAATAATCAAGTATATGGGGGTGTAAAAGCCCCCCATGCTTAAAAAATAAAATAATATGAGTTGTAATTTAACATCAGGTAGAATAGTTCCTTGTAGAAATAAATCTGGATCAATAAAAACTATTTACTTTGCAGATTTTGGTAGTTTAGGTTCAATCACAGAATCAGCTGGTTTAATATCAGCTTTTGGTGGTACACCTACTTTTTACCAATATGATGTAAGGGGTACTTCAAACTTAGATTCAGTAGTAACTTCTTCAAGAGAAAATGGTACTACCTTCTATACACAAACATTAACACTGCAACTTCAATATTATGATAGAGCAACAAGTGAAGAGATTAAATTATTAGCTGTTGGAAGACCACACATTGTAGTAGTAGATGCAGATGATAACCATGTTCTTGTTGGTAAGGTCAATGGAGCAGAACTTACAACTGGAAACTTTACAGTTGGTGCTAATATGGGAGATTTTAATGGATTCAATCTGACATTTGAAGCATTAGAAACTGAACCACCAACATTTGTTACAGGATCAGTTGTAACTGCTTTAGCTAGTTCAACACAAATTAATACTTTTCCTACATCATAATAGTTAAGTGTTTTTCTAAGAGAAAGGGGTCTATTAGGTCCCTTTTTTTTTATAAAAAAACTTGACACTTTATAAAAAAGCCTATTTAAGTTATTATATAAGTATGATATATCTAAGTACTGCTTCATCAGCACAAACTTTTACATTTATACCTAAGAAATTTGTAATAAGTGCAAATATTAGTGTAACAGATGAAGAAACTGGTCTTGTTCAAACAGAATTAGTTGGTATTACTAAGCTTAATAACTTAGGATCAATTAGTGTGGCCCTAAACCTACAAGAAGGTAAGTTTTATGAATTAAGCATTACTTCTTTAGGTTCAAATTGGGATACAGTAGGGCAGAATTGGAACTTAATAGGTATAAATTGGGAAGAAGCCCTTACACCTGTTGGTGCAGCTTGGGATACAGCTCAAGAAGAATGGGAAGTAACAACTGGGGCTTGGAATGATACAAGAGAACCTGTTACACAGGTAATATATAAAGATAGGATATTCTGTACTGATCAAACTATTTCACAAAGATCAGAAGAATACTACAACATAGATGAAGGATTGTATATCACTAGTAATTTAGGAGATAATACATATAAAGTATATAATGCAGCATAAGAAATGAGCAGACAACATAGAAGACCAAAATTTCAAGGGGATATTAGAGTAGTTGAATTGTCAACCTATACATCTCCAAAAATAATAGAAGATTCCAGAAAGGATTTTGTAATGTATGGTGAGGATAACAACTATTATCAGTACTTGATAGATATTTATAATGGATCACCAACTAATCATGCCTGTATTAATGGAATTAGTGAAATGATATTTGGAAAAGGACTAGATGCTTTAGATTCTAGTAATAAACCAAATGAATATGCACAAATGATTAGCCTTTTAAAAGAAGATGTAATTAGAAAAATAACTTATGATTATTATTTAATGGGTGGTGCAGCTATTCAAGTAATTTATGGAAAAGGAAGGAAAAAAATAGTACAAATTGAACATATACCAGTTGAAACATTAAGAGCTGAAAAATCTAGTGAAAAAGGTGAAATAGATGCTTATTATTATCATCATGATTGGTCTAGTTATAAGACATCAGATGATTTAAAAAGAATTCCAGCTTTTGGTAAGTCAAAAGAACCTATTGAAATACTATTTATAAAGCCATATAAGGCAGGATATTACTATTATAGCCCACCAGCTTATACAGGTGGCCTACAATATGCTGAACTTGAAGCAGAAGTAAGTAATTTCCACATGAATAACATAAAAAATGGTCTAAGTCCTTCTATGATCATAAATATGAATAATGGAATACCTAATGAAGAAGAGAGATCACTAATAGAACAAAAAATTGCTCAAAAGTTCACTGGTTCAAGCAATGCAGGGAGATTTATTTTATCATTTAATGATAATACAGAATCTCAAGCTACAATTGAGCCTATACAACTATCTGATGCACATAATCAGTATCAATTTCTATCAACTGAAAGTCAAGAAAAAATATTAGTGGCCCACAGAATTGTCTCCCCAATGCTTTTAGGGGTTAAAAATAACACAGGTCTTGGAAATAATGCAGATGAACTTGAAAAAGCATCTATTTTAATGGATAATATGGTTATTAGGCCTTATCAAAACTTAATTATTGATGCTTTAGACAAGATTTTATCCTTTAACAATATTACTTTGAAGCTATACTTTAAAACTTTACAACCTTTAGAGTTCACTGATCTAACAAATGTTACTGATAAAGAAACAAGAGAAGAAGAAACAGGTCAAAAGTTAAGTTTAAAGAAGGAGGAGAAGCCAACAAGAAAAGATAATCACCCTTCTAATGCAATAGCAGATGAATTAATTAGCCTAGGTGAAGATGAAGATTTAGAATCATGGGATATTATATCAGAAGAACAGGTAGATTATGATAAAGATGATAAGCAAAATGATATGTTAACACTAGCTTCTACTGGATCTGCCAAGCCTGATTCTAAAAGTGATCAAGATAAAGGGTTATTTAAAGTTAGATATAGGTATGCACCTTTAACAACAAGTGCAAATTCTAGGGAGTTTTGTAGAAAAATGGTTGCAGCTAATAAGGTTTATAGAAAAGAAGATATAACAGCAATGGATGAAAAAGCTGTTAATGCTGGTTGGGGACCTAATGGATCAGATACTTATTCAGTTTGGTTCTATAAAGGTGGTGGTTCTTGTAAACATTTTTGGACTAGAGTAGTATATTTTAGAAAAAGAAATGAACAAGGTGAGTTTTTACCTAGCAAAGGACTAAATAATGATAAACAAGTTAGTGTAAATGAAGCTAGAAAAGAAGGGTTTACACCAGAAACAAATGATTCTAAAGTGGCTAAGAGGCCAAGAGATATGAAAAATAGAGGTTTTTTAAAACCAAAGAAATTTACAACACCTAGATAACAATGGCAGCAACAGTATTATTTATAAATAGAAATGATTTAGTACAAAATACAATAATAGATGGTAATGTACAAGCAGACAAATTGATGCATTTTATTAAAATAGCTCAAGAAATACATATTCAAAATTATTTAGGTACTGATTTATACAATAAAATAAGTTCAATGATCAATGATAGTACAATAACAGGTACTGTTTATGAAACATTGTTAGTAGAATATGTGCAACCTATGCTAATCCACTGGGCTATGGTTGATTATTTACCTTTTGCTGCTTATTCTATTAAACAAGGTGGTGTTTATAAGCATGTAAGTGAAAATGCTGAAACAGTGGATAAAAATGAAATAGATTATCTAGTTGGAAAAGAGAGGGATAGGGCAGAATGGTACACTAGAAGGTTTATAAAGTATATGGATTTCAACCAAAATACTTATCCAGAATATACATCAAACACAAATGATGACATATATCCAGATAGAGATGAACCAACCTTCCATGGGTGGCAATTGTAAAAAGTTGATTATGAAAATATATAAACCTAAGCAAAAAAATATTATAAAGTTAATGACATATATAAATAATAAATTAAAATTAAATAAAGATGGCAAGTAGTTTAACAGGTATTAGTATAGCATCAAGTTATGACTCTTTACTTAAAGTAGGGGACAATGATGGATTATCAAATACACTACAAGTTATTTCAGATGGTCTAGGAACAGAAACAGGTATTTCTTTAAACAATCAAGGAGATCTAACTGCAACTGGGACCATAACTGCTAATTCAGTTGTTGCTGATTTAACTGGTAATATTACAGGTAATTCAACTGTTTCTGGTACTTTAACTTTTGGTTCAGGGTTGAGTGATGGTACTATAACAATTACAGATATAAAAGATGAAGACAATATGGCTTCAGATAGTGCAACTGCACTAGCAACCCAACAAAGTATAAAAGCTTATGTTGATGCTCAAGTAACAGCAAGTGATTTAGATTTTCAAGGAGATAGTGGGGGTCAACAAAGTATTGATTTAGATTCAGAAGTATTATCTATTGTAGGTACAACAAATGAAATATCAACTAATTCAACAGGTAATTCTTTAACCATAGGATTAGCAGCTAATATATCAGGATTAACTTCTGTTGCAGCTACTTCTTTTGTTGGTGCATTAACAGGGAATTCTTCAACAACTACTGCCTTACAAACTGCAAGAAATATTGCAGGTGTGTCATTTGATGGGACAGGAGATATAACCCTAACAACAGACAATATTACTGAGGGGTCAAATCTTTATTATACTTCTGCAAGATTTGATTCAGCTTTATCAGCTAAATCTACAACTGACTTATCTGAGGGGACCAACCTTTATTATACTGACTCAAGGGCAGATGCAAGGGTTAATTTACAAACAGGTGGTAATTTAGATTTATCTAGTAAAACAACAAGTGATTTAGCAGAAGGGACAAATAAATATTATACAGAAGAAAGAGTAGATGATAGGGTGGCTAGTTTATTAGTAGCTTCAACAGGTATCTCAAGCAGCTATGATGATGTAGCAAATACCTTAACCCTAACAAACACTGCACCAGATCAAACTGTTGCTTTGTCTGCTGGAACAGGAATTAGTACTTCAGGAACTTATCCTAACTTTACAATTACTAATTCATCACCAGATCAGACTGTTTCTATAACTGCCTCAAATGGATTAACTGATGGAGGTACTTATCCAAGCTTAACAATAGCAGGTGATGATGCAACTAATTCAACTAAGGGTGTTGCTAGTTTTTCTTCTGATCATTTCACTGTAACAAGTGGTGCAGTTAGTTTAGGAGTTGATACAATTGATAACACCTTAATAGATTTTGGAACAGGTGCAGGTCAAGTAAACACTGATAATATACCAGAAGGGAGTACAAATTTATTCTTTACTCAAGAGAGAAGTGATGATGCAGTAAATAATTTATTAGTTGGGGGAAGTGGAATAGGATTATCATATGATGACATAAACAATACCCTAACTATTGCAAATACACAAAGTGGTATAGGCTTAGGAGATTTTTCAGCTTCTACATCTGGAATTGGTAGTTTAGCTTATAACAATGTAACAGGGGTATTTACTTACACTGGTCCTAGCAAATCAGAAATAGATGCTTTAGGAATTGCAGCTTCAACAGCTGATACTTTAGCAACTGCAAGAACTATAAATGGAACTAGCTTTGATGGATCAGCAAACATAAGTTTTGATACTGATTCAGTTTCAGAAGGAGCAGCAAATTTATACTATACTGATGCAAGGGTACAAGCAATAAGCATTAATAATGTAGTTGAGGATACAACACCACAGTTAGGTGGTAATCTTGATGGACAAACTTATGATATTGATACAACAGGTAAGATTTACTATTCAAATGTATTTTCTTTAGTTGGTGATCTTCCAAGTGCTTCTACATATCATGGAATGTTTGCTCATGTACATGCTACTGGAAAAGGGTATTTTGCACATGCAGGTAACTGGATAACTTTACTAGATGAAACTAGTAGCACTACTGATAATTTAACAGAAGGCTCAACTAATTTATATTATACTTCTACAAGGGCAAACACTGACTTTGATACTAGATTAGCAACTAAGTCAACTACTGATCTTGCTGAGGGGACCAACTTGTATTATACAGATAGCAGATGGGATACAAGGTTAAGTGCAAAAACAACAGATGATCTAACAGAGGGTGTAACAAACTTGTATAACCAAACCCACACAGGTGATGTGACTGGATCAACAGCCTTAACCATTGCAGCAGATTCTGTAACTTATGATAAGATGCAAGACCTTGTAACTGCTAATAGAGTATTAGGTGGAACTGCAGCAGGAACTATTGCAGAAGTACAAGTAGCAACTGATATGATTGCAGATGATGCAGTAACAGCAGCTAAAATAGATAGTGATTTAAGGGCAGTTCAATATATAGGTTTAGATTCTACAGATTATCTAGAATTTACTGACAACACTCAAGTTGATCTTTATATAAATGGTTCTAATGAGTTTAGATTTGAATCAGATGGGGACTTTCATGCAAATGGAGATGTAGTTGCTTATTCAACAACAGTAGCATCAGATGAAAGATTAAAAGAAAATGTTAAAGTAATTGATAATGCTTTAGATAAAATTGACCAGTTAAGGGGTGTAACTTTTGATTGGATTGATAGAGGAGATAAAAGATCAGGTGGTGTTATAGCACAAGAGCTTGAAAAAGTAATGCCTGAGCTTGTAAAAGAGGTTGAGAACCTTAAAACACAAGATAGTTTTAAAGCAGTTGATTATAATGGTATAATTGGATTGTTAATTGAAGCTGTAAAAGAGTTAAAAGATAATTGTAATTGTTTAAATAAATAAAGATATGGCACTACAAGGAACACTAAGATTTTATGAAATGCAAGATGATTTAAATGCTGAACCATATACTGTGGATGTTCAGCTCCCTGATAATTTAAAAGAGGGACATCCTGACTATGAACTCAGGGGACAAATTAAAACAATAACTGAATATCCTCAAATTGAAGTTTTAACACAAGAAGAAGAAGATGTTTATGTTGTTATAGAAATGTGTGCATTACATTTAATTGATTTTCTTAGAGATCATGAAAATGCAACATCACCAAAACATTTTAATGTTCAATATAAATTTAATGTTTATATGAATAAAGAAGCTAGAGAATATAATTTATATGATAAAATGATGGAAATTGAAGGTGATAGAGTACATATTGACAATATATCAGAAGAACAATTAAACAATAAAAATCTATTAGCATATTGTTATGACCACTTGAAACAAAGGAGAGGTTTTGAAGATATGGTAGATGCTTAAAAATTAAATATTATGCCAGTACCAAGTTCAGGAGAATTAAGATTAAGAGCAGACATTAATTTAGAAGTTAATGGTAATGATACAGACACTAATGTTAGTTTAGGTGCATTATCAAATGAAGCAGGATTTACAGAACCTGATACAATGTCAGAATTTTATGGCTATACTTCATGTACAGCACCTAGTGTAACTACAAGTGCTATGTCAAATGTAAGTTATACTTCAATGAGGGCAAATGGTAATGTTACTGCTGACAATGGATGTACTGTAACAGAGAGAGGTTTTTATTTTGGAACTAATGGATCATCACCAACTAATAATACTAAATATACAGTAGGAAGTGGAACTGGTTCTTATAACAGAAATATGACTGGTTTAAATTCAAGTACTAATTATTATTGTTGGGCATATGCAACAAATTCAGCAGGAACAACTTATGGAGCTAGAGTTAATGCTACAACTTTAACACCTGCTACCTATGCATTACAGGGAACATATAGTGGTGCTATGCATTGGTATTCTATGCACTATTGGGCAAATGGAGATTCAAGTTATTTAGGTGTAACATGGGATAATATTGCTCAAGGACAATATCACCATGCTAGTTATGGATATACTGCTTATGCTTCATATTCAGCTAACTGGTATAATTCAAGTGCATTACCAACATCAAATTATAATCCTTATATAACTGATAAGAGATACAAAAGAACTGATACAACAGAATATACTGAACATAGAAGGTATCATACTTACTATCAAAATCAAGGAAATTTACCTGGATATGCAGGTATATCTCAGGTTGAGGGAGCTTCAAGTTCTGTTCCTAGTGGTTGTACATCAGGTTCATCTACAAGTAATAACTATCAATCTCACTCTTATTCTGGTTGTAGCTTGGGTTGTACATCAGGATTTGGTATAGATTGTAACTGTGGAAACACTAATATTTATTGGTATAATGCAATATACATGACTGGTGATGCAAATGGTGTTCCTGCAGGTTATGGAGCTACTCAACATCAAACAAATTCAAGAGCTTGTTAAAATAAATTAAAATGGCAGAACTAGATATAGAAGAAATTAAAAAAAAGAAATTTAATATAAGTATTGAGAATCTTGTAACAATAGGAATGGTTGTTGTAACTGTTACTGGAATGTGGTACAGTTTACAAGCTGATATTGAAGAAGCTAAACAATTACCAGAACCTGAGGTATCTAGAACTGAATATGATTTAAAAGACCAATTAATTAGAGAAACAATCATTAGTACTCAACAAAAAGTAGAGGAAAATGGTGAAAAGCTAAAAGACATAGATGAGAAGTTGTATGAAATAATAAGAAACAGATGAGAAATATAATATTAGCTTTATTGTTTACTGC